GATCCTTGGTCGTTCTTAGCATTCTGTGAGGAATGGGTTGGCTACAACAACAACGGCTATGACCATGTGTCATACATCCCGATTGCAAAAGATGGCGCATGTAATGGTCTGCAACATCTTAGCGCAGCCCTGCTTGATGAGGTAGGTGGCAAACAGGTCAACCTCATGCCATCTGATAGGCCTGCAGACATCTACCAAACTGTCATTGATAGGACGATTGAGAAAGTGAAGCTCGATCTGAACAGTGATGAGCTGGTCTTGGGGAAGCATGTCACCTCCGAGTTAGCTGCAGGCTGGCTCAAGTACGGGATGACACGCAAGACCGCGAAACGCTGCACGATGACACGGGTCTATGGCTCCACGTTGTTCTCAGCACGGTCTTTCATCCAAGAGTATCTCTCAGATACCGATCTAAATCGTCGTGAAGAAGATATGGCATATGTATCACCTCTGCATGAACGTGAATTTGAGGCGTCAGTGTATCTCGCTCAACACGTATGGTCATCGATTAACGAAACTGTCATCGCTGCTAAGACTGCAATGGATTGGCTGCAAGACTGCGCTAGAGAACTTGCAAAGCAGAACCTACCTATCATGTGGACCACTCTAGACGGTCTGCCTGTGATGCAGTCCTATCCTGACATGACCAAGCGTAGATTGAAGACTAAGTTTGGCGACAAGCTAGTTTACCTAACGGTTCAAGAGGCCAACAAGAACAAGCTGGATCGTCGTCGTCAGGGCAATGGTGTATCTCCTAACCACACCCATGCAAACGATAGCTGCCACCTGCGTATGACTGTTAACCTAGCAGCAGACAACGGTGTCACTCACTTCGCAATGATACATGATAGCTTCGGCTGTCACGCATCCGACATCGAGATGCTGGGGGCATGTACCCGCGAAACATTCTTATGGATGTATCACGAGAACAACCCACTACAGTCTTTTAAAGATGAATGCGAAGCTTCACTTGGAACTACCCTACCCCCACTGCCAGCCAAGGGAACTCTCGATATTACAGAGGTCCTACATTCCGAGTTCTTCTTTAGCTAACTAGCCGTTAACGATTAGGTTGCACCATAGCTCTCGCAAAATCGAAAGGAGCAAAATGTCAGCAGAACACCTCGTGATGCTTGCTGAATACTACCGGAAATACAGCGCACCGCTGCCAGTAGACCTTCAGTCCCGACTTCTGGAAGCGGGCATCGACATTCAAAAATACCAACACGTTTAAGGATACCCTACATGACTAAATTCGTAACACCCAAAGGCACAGCAGTCTGGCCCAAGCTCAACACACCCGATACAAAATTTAATGTAGATGGTGAGTATTCAGTTAAGCTCCGCTTACCCGTTGCTGACAGCTACGACCTAATCAAACAACTTGAAGGTCTGCGCGATGACTTCCAAAAGGACCAAGCCAAGACTGACCCAAAGGTTGGCCGCTATGATGTAGCCCCTGTGTATGAAACTGAGGAGGATGACAACGGAGACGTAACAGGCTTCGTCCTTTTCAAGTTCAAACAGAACGCCAAGATTAAACTGCGCAATGGTGGCACTCGCGATATGAGCGTTCCCATTTACGATAGCAACAAGGGTCCAACAAAAACTGAAGTCACCGGAGGCTCGACGATCCGCGTGGCTGGTGTCCCATTCTGTTATGCCATGCCTTCATCAAAGAAAGTGGGCGTATCTCTACGTCCTACAGGCGTTCAGATTATCCAGCTTGCTGCAGGTTTCGGTGGTGATGCCGATGCTCTGGCCATGTTCGATAAAGAGGACGGCTTTGTTGCTGATAGCTTCGACGTAGCTTCAGGTGTTGATGACCTTGCAGACTTCTAAAGTACGTGCCGCTGCCCTAAAAAACGGGTGGCGGTCCGGTCTCGAGGAGAAGGTTGCCGCTGAATTAGATAGGCACGGCATTCAGTATCAATACGAGAAGAACTCTATCTCGTTCATGGTCCCCTCCCGAACCGCAAAATACACACCAGATTTCTACATTAAAGCACGTTCCAGCAAGCTTATCATTTGTGAAAGCAAGGGTAGGTTTGTCACTGCGGATAGACAGAAACATTTACTGGTCAAGGCTCAACATCCCGAGCTTGATATTAGATTTGTATTCTCGAACAGCCGCCAAACTATCTCCAAAACTAGCTCCACTACATACGCAATGTGGTGTGAGAAACACGGCTTTCTTTACGCCGATAAACTTGTGCCAAAGGAGTGGCTAAATGAGTAACATTACACATATCATAGTCCACTGTGCCTATACACCACCAGCAATGGACATTGGCCGAGATGAAATCGACCGATGGCACCGTGAGAAAGGCTGGATGGGCATTGGTTATCATGCAGTCATCCGCCGCGATGGTACTGTAGAAAACGGTCGACCTCTTTATAAGCAAGGCGCACACGTTCGCGGCATGAACGCCAAGTCTAAAGGCATCTGCCTAATAGGTGGTATGAATGCAGATAAAACTGGCCCAGCCGTTAACTACTCTGACGCACAGATGGTATCCTTGAAAGAACTCATCGATGATTGGCGTCATAACCACTACCCAGAAGCTGTGGTTGCAGGACATACCGACTTCGATAAGGGCAAGACATGCCCTAACTTTGATGCCGCACATTGGTATGAGACAGGCGAAGTAAAGTCTATCCTTTAATAAGGTTGCACCATTAGCTCACAAAAATTCTGGCTCCGCTTCGGCGGGGCCTTTTGTATTTAAGGACACCCAATGGCCATCATTCTCTACCTACTCGGCGCTGTACTTATGGCCGAGCTAATCGTGGACGACAGCGACGAGCGAGTACCAGTTATATCATTGATAATCAGCTCATGTGTCTGGCCACTACAGGCCGTCCTCCTCTTATGGGGAGGGCTGGTTCCCGATCAACCCGAAGACTAACCCTGACAACTAGGAGAAGCTTATTATGTCACAAGCAAATACAGTCTCAACACACCTTAAACAATACGGAACTATCTCAGCACTCGAGGCTCAGAGTAACTACAGTATCTGGCGCTTGGCTGCAGTCGTTAACCGCCTTCGTAATGCAGGAACTCCAATTGTAATGCAGATGAAGACAGCACCGAACGGAGCTAAGTATGCAGAATATAAACTCCAACGACAGTGAACTCCTCCACCACGATAGCTGTGATGCTTGTGGATCGTCCGATGCTCGGGCGGTCTACTCAGATGGTGGGTCATACTGTTTCTCATGCAACAACTATAAGAAGGTAGGCTCTACTATGCAGACAGAATTTGTTCAGTCTAAACTATCTTCAGGCCTCCTGCCTTTCGGCACAGCCACATCCCTAGTGAAGCGCAAGATTACTGAAGCTACCTGTAAAAAGTTTGGCTACACAGTCGGTGAGATGAGCGGACAGCCTGTTCAAATTGCTAACTACAGAGATAAGAACGGTACTGTAGTTGCTCAGAAAGTCAGAGGGGCTGACAAGTCTTTCAAGTTTCTTGGTGATGCTAAAGCTGCGGGCCTATTCGGTCAGCACCTTTGGCGTGAAGGTGGGCGTATGCTCATCATTGTGGAGGGTGAGATAGACGCACTCTCTATGTCACAAGTGCAAGGCAATAAGTTTCCAGTAGTATCTATTAACTCAGGCAGTGCTGGGGCCAAGCGTTGCATCGAACGTGAGCTGATGTTTGTTGAGAGTTTCGACAAGGTCGTGCTGATGTTCGACAACGACGAAGCTGGTCGCCAAGGTGCGATGGAGGTAGCCCAGCTACTGACACCCGCCAAGGCACACATCGCAACCCTTGAGCTTAAAGATGCTAACGAGATGCTCGTGGCTGGTAAGGCTAAAGAACTTATCGATGCCATGTGGGAAGCTAAAGTCTATCGACCAGATGGTATCGTCGCTGGCGAGGACCTTTGGGACCTAGTCTCTGAAGTCGATAACACCCCATCTATCCCCTACCCATTCGAAGGTCTCAACACAAAGACCCGAGGTATGCGCAGAGGTGAGCTAGTCACAATCACGGCTGGTTCAGGGGTTGGCAAGTCACAGGTCTGTCGAGAGATAGCCTATCACTTGTCAGAGGCTGGCGAGAGCTACGGCTACATCGCTCTCGAAGAGAACGTCCGTCATACTGCGCGTTCGATAGTGGGCATGGCGCTCAACAGGCCACTGCATATTGATAGTGAACCTGTACCCGAAGAGGAAATGCGGGCTGCGTTCAATGCTACAGTCGGTAATTCACGCACGTATTTGTATGACCACTTCGGTAGCATGAGTACGGACAATCTATTATCTCGAGTGCGTTATCTAGCAAAGTCCTGTCATGTTGGATGGGTAATCTTAGACCACCTATCAATCGTGGTATCTGGAGAGGACGACGGTGACGAGCGTAAAGCAATCGATGTCATCATGACCAAGCTGCGTTCCTTAGTAGAGGAAACTGGCATTGGTCTAATCCTAGTCTCTCACCTTCGTCGCCCATCAGGTGACAGGGGTTGGGAAGAAGGACTACAGACTTCCCTTAACGCACTGCGAGGCTCGGCTTCTATCGCCCAGCTCAGTGACATGGTGCTCGGTATCGAGAGAGACCAGCAAGGTGACAATCCAAACGTATCCACGATCCGCTGCTTAAAAAATAGACACAGCGGCGAGACGGGTTTGGGCTGTTACATTCACTACAATCAAGAGACCGGAAGAATGTTTGAGGTTCAAGAACCTGAAGTGTTTGCAGGTGACGATGGGTCACCAGACTTTTAACAAGCTAGTCGAGAGGGACAGCATATGAAACGTATACTATTTGATATCGAAACCAACGGACTACTCGATGAACTTGATGCGATACATTCGCTTGTGTTAATTGATATGGACACTGAGGAAGAGGTTAGCTGTGCTGACCAAGAGGGTTACATCTCCATTGCAGATGGTTTGTCATACCTCGAGAATGCAGAGCTTTTGGTGGGTCATAATATTCAGGGCTTCGACCTGCTCGCTTTGTATAAGCTGTTCGGATTTGAGTATCATGGTGTGATACATGACACGTTGATTATGTCCCGCTTGATCTGGTCTGATCTAAAGAACAACGACTTTGCCTACATTAAGAAACCACAGGGCAAGGACCACCCACGTAATCTGATTGGTAGTCACGGCCTTAAAGCTTGGGGTTATCGGATCGGTGAAAACAAGATTGAGTATGATGGTGGCTGGGCAGAATGGTCCGAGGACATGCAGACATATTGCGTCCAAGACTGTTACACGAACCTGAAGTTCTACAAGTTCATCATGAGTAAGAAGCCCTCACCAGCTAGTATCAAGCTCGAGCATGACTTTGCTCATGTCATCCGTATGCAAGAGGCTCATGGTTTCCACTTCGATGAGGTAAAAGCTAATGAGCTGCTGGCTAAACTACAGCGGAGACAGGCAGAGATCGGTGTGCAACTGCAGGAAGCTTTCGAGCCTTGGGAAATACGTGAACCCTTTACACCTAAAGTGAATAACAAAGCACGAGGGTACGTTAAGGGTGAGCTAACCTATAAGGTTAAAGAAGTTGTATTCAATCCTGCAAGCCGTGACCACATTGCTAACAGGCTAACCACTGTTTATGGCTGGATGCCCCTTGTTCATACAGACAACGGCAAACCTAAAGTAGATGAGACAGTTCTCGCTGGCTTAGATTACCCTGAAGCTTCCCTCCTCCGTGAGTATCTGATGCTTGATAAGCGGCTGGGTCAATTAGCTGTGGGTAAGAACGCATGG